TATGGAAATCTAAAGGCACAAGAAACCATTGGATTCTGGAGCACCTCATTCATTAGAGGCACAACCTTAGATAGAGCTATCATAGTAGTTGATGAATTTCAAAACTTGAATTTTCATGAACTTGATAGTATAATAACAAGGATAGGAACAGATTCTAAAATCATGTTCTGTGGTGATGCAAGTCAAACAGATTTAGTAAAACAAAATGAAAGAAATGGTATACATGATTTCATGAATATACTTAGAGTCATGCCATCTGTTGACATCATAGAATTTGGTATACAAGATATTGTTAGATCTGGTTTATGTAAAGAGTATCTATTAGCAAAAGTGGAATTAAATTTATGAGTTTTATTCACAGTAATTTTTTAGGTGATCTTGAATTAAATAAAAAAGAAACTCCTGGTTGTAGATTGTATGAGTTGCCAAATGGCAAGTGGGTTCCATCTATAACATCAGTTACTTCTTTTTATAATAGACAAACCTTCATTGAATGGCGTAAGAAGATAGGTGAAGAGAAAGCTAATAAGATAACTAAAGCAGCAACTGCACGTGGAACTGATTTTCATGAGGCAGCTCAATCATACTTGATGAATTTAGATATGGATTGGGATGAATTTAAACCTGTTACTCAATACATGTTTAAGCATGCTAAACCATATCTAGATAAAATTAACAACATACATGCCATAGAAAGAACACTCTATTCAGAATACCTTGGTCTTGCTGGTAGAGTTGATTGTATAGCAGAGTATGATGGTGAATTAGCAGTCATAGATTTCAAAACCTCATCCAAAATTAAACCTGAGGAGTGGTTGGAAAATTATTTTGTGCAGGAAATGTTTTATGCTGCTGCTTATTATGAGTTAACAAATATACCAGTAACAAAACTCATCACTTTAATGGTGACTCCTACTGGTGAAATTAAAATATTTGACAAAAGGAACAAAGGAGATTATATTAAACTTCTAGTTCGTTATATTAAAGAGTTTGTATCTAACCACACTGGAAAGAAAATTGATGGACAATGAATTAGAAAAAGTATTAGAGAGTAAATTCTTTTGTCCATCTCGTTTTGCTCAAGCTATTGAGCAACTTGTATTGGATAATAAAAATATGAATTACATAGATGCTATTGTGCATTTTTGCGATTTAAATAGCATAGATTTGGAATCAGTTCCAAAACTCATATCAAAACCTTTAAAAGAAAAAATTAAATATGAAGCACAGGAACTTAATTTTTTAAAGAGAACATCTAGAGCTAAACTTCCTATATTTTAATGATGCCATTTGAATGTTATAAGACTTACATTGCGTTAAAAACGCATTTTACTAAAGGTGATAAATATGATTTCATACAAAATAGAACTCAAAGAATTAGAGCAACCAAGGAAAGTTTTTATGGAAAGGGATTGAAAGGAGATAAGGATTATAGACCAGCAAGGAAAGATAGATTTTGGTTTGAGAAAATGGTAAGGGTATATCCTGATAAGGATATTGTTAATTTTTTTGTTTCTAATTTTGTGGCAGGAGAAGATCCACAGATGGTTTATATGGCTACCATTGTGAAATCAGGTGAGAAGATATTTAATGAGTGGAAAAGAAAGATACAATCTTTATCTTATGTTTTTAGAAATGAGACCACTGATCTATTTGAAAATAAAAAATTTGATGATGTTTTTGATTGTTCAAAGGGGCATCCTCTTATTTTAAAGAGTCATTTAGCAGGTAAAACATCAATAGAAACAATGGTTATATGTGATAGAATATTAGGATACAGAGTTAACTTTGATAAAAAATTAGATGATATAGTATGGAAAAGCACTAGCATGAAAATGAAAAAGTATTCACCCTTCCTAAATATAGATGTATTCCACTACAAAAAAATCCTAAAGGATGTTGTAGTTGACAGTGCAAAATAAATCTTGTACAATGAATACACACAAGCCAAATCTCAACAAATACGAGGTAATCTAAATGTCTTTTGATTCTCTAAAGAAACAATCCAAACTTGGTTCTCTTACTGATAGATTAGTAAAAGAAGTAGAAAAGATGAACTCTTCATCTGGAGGAGCAGATGAAAGATTTTGGAAAGCAGAGTTAGATAAAACTGGTGTGGGGTCAGCAATCATTCGCTTTCTTCCAGCACCTGATGGAGAAGAACTACCATGGGTGAAGTTATATTCACATGCATTTCAAGGACCAGGTGGATGGTACATTGAGAATTCTCTAACCACTACAGGTGGTAAAGACCCTGTTTCAGACTATAATCGTCAACTATGGAACAGTGGTAATGATACTGATAAGGATACAGTACGTAAACAGAAACGCAAGTTATCTTATTACTCCAACATTTATGTTGTAAAAGACCCTCTTCATCCAGAGAATGAGGGTAGAGTATTCTTATTCAAGTATGGTAAGAAAATATTTGATAAAGTTCTGGAAGCAATGCAACCAGAGTTTGATGATGAAACTCCAATCAATCCTTTTGACTTCTGGCAAGGTGCAAACTTCAAGTTGAAGATTGTGAAGAAGGATGGGTATTGGAACTATGATAAATCAGAGTTTGATAAAGTATCATCACTACTAGAAGATGATGATGCATTAGAGGCAATATGGAAGAGGCAGTATTCTTTATCAGCTATTACTGCTCCAGATCAATTCAAATCTTATGAAGATTTGGATAGACGTTTGAAGACTGTGTTAGGTCAAAAACCTGTGCAAACTCCTACATTAGATGAAGAAGTTGTTAATGAAGTTGAAGAACCAGTTGCAGTAGCTGCTGCTCCATCATCCTCTAGCAATGAAGAAGATGAAGCACTTAGTTACTTTCAAAAGTTAGCTGATCTTTAAATTATTGATACAATCTAATATTTTCTCCTCTTTTCAGGGTGCTGTTCACAAATTGATCAGCACCTTTTTTATATGGCATGATAGTATCAAGATCATTAAATATAACATTTAAATATTTTGATTTGAGTAAAAATATATCTCTTTTTTTATTTTCTAATTCAAATTCATAATCATAATTTGAAACTGACTTCACCACTTTGGATGCAGGTATGGTATTGTATACATTGCCATCATAATATTCATAATAATATGCGTTACCAACACCAATATTACCCTCAACAGTAAATGTTACTTCCTCTGTGCCTTGTATCTCAGGTAATTTAACTGCAGGTGTATCAGGTAAAACATATTTAAATCTAATTACAACATCTCCAACAGTTAACACCTCAGTCACAGGAAATCTACCATTGTAAATATCTGATGACACATTTCCAATGAGAACTTCTGATCCAACAACAAGATCTTTAATACCATTGTTCATGGTTACAGTAGCAATCTTGGATTCATCACCTGATATTTGATTTATTTTTGTATTGATAGCTTGAATAAAATTTCCATTAGTTTTCCAAGTATTTGGTGTCTCCAATCCACCCTCAAGTATTGTGGCACCAGCAGAACTTTTTATCTCTACAGTTTCATAGTGATGTATCCCAGAAAACAAATTATCATAAGTTCCATACTTTTCAATCATTACCTCATCAAATGATGTTTGAGGTAATGGCCATTGAGATTGTATATTGGTTATGTTATTTGATAGTAAAACAACCCAATCTAAATTTGGATCATCATATATTTCTTGAGCTACATTGTCAGGTCTATCATCCCCTACTATTGAATACTTATTAAAGAAAGTTAGATCTTGAAATATATCCTCACGCAATTTTCCACGTTTAAATAGATTTTTTACTTCTCTATAGTTTGATATGTCTTGAACACCTGATCCACGATTAACATATTCAAAATTTGGGACTTGTCTGAAATAAGAATTTGTCATTGTTAGAATCCTGTTCCTTCTTTACCTTCATCATCATTAAAGAAGTCATCATTGTATATAGGAGTCATCTCTTTAAATGTCATGTTGACTCTGTATTGAGTCATTGATCCATCTCCTACACCATCCTCATCATCATATGTTGTGTATGATCCACCAGGAGTATAATCAACTGTAAATCCTGTTAAGGCACAGATTTTTATGTTGTTTAGATATGGATGTGAGTCACCATTTCTAAAAGTATATTTTAATTTAAATACATTGGGACTCTTTAGAAAAATTCTATTAGTAGATCTTTTAGGAGCCATAGATTTTTTAAAAAATCTAATTATTTGTTTTACTTCTCTTGCCTCTCTGGGTTCTCTGGGTGTAAAAAGATATGCATAATTAAATGATCTTAATGAGGGAGCATTGAATAGAGCTTCCAAATTATTGTTTATAGTTCTGCCTGTTCCTCTGCCTAATATATTTGCATTAACAGCTTGTCCAGCAAAAAATGATGTTATGATGCCTCTATCAAGAGAATTTAAAGCAGCTTTAGCAGAGGTGCTAAGAGTGCTCATATAAGTTTGAGCAGCAGTTTTAGCTCTTTCATCACCACCAAACATTGAAGCTATTCTATTTATGACACCACCAGCAGCTGCTGCACCAGCAGTTTGTATTGGGTTTAATGTATCTTCACCAAAACTAACAGCATTACTTTCAGATATTCCAGATTGTATTGGTAAAACAACCACACCTCTTCTTTTCTTTACCCTATCATCAACGTCAGGTATTTTAAATAAGTTAGCAGTGTCTCCATTTAATAATCCTGGTTCATAATCATAACAAGTAATTCTTAGATAATCAAAATTTCTTAACTCTTTTTGTTTTAATGGGTACCTACCTATGAAAAATCCTTCTGGATCTCTTGGTATATCTCTATTATCATTTAATCTAGATATTGCTCCTCTAGTTCTAGCTGCTGTTGCAGCATCCTCTACAGAAGCGTTAATAGACTCTATTAGTTCTTGACCTGCTGCTACACCTTCTTTTGAAAAAGCTTCCTTTACACTGATATCATATTGTAATTGTTTTGCAGGATCAAAAGCGTTAAATGTTGATTTTGCTACTGAATTATAAATTGAACTATTAGCTATATTATCAGTGTTCCATGTAGAATTTATAAAATCAATCTCATCTCCATTTGGTTCAGTTACAAATATTTTACCAACAGAATCGTCAAAAGTCACTGATGATACTTTGTTATCACTATTTAAAAATTTTATTTGAGTTACATCACTCATGATGGTTTTTTATTTATTTAGGAGTGTACTTAGCATAAGGTAATGATCTAAGATATTCTATCTCATCATTTTCTATAATATGTAAATTACCCACTATCTCCTGCCATGTATAATTCCTTGATGTGTTCCAATGAAAATTGATCCCTTGAAACCCCCATTTTTCTACAAGGGTAACTGCCACCAGTGGATGCTCATCATATATAATGTCATTAGTTTTAGCTCTGTATACAAAAGTGTAATATTTTCCAGCATCAGGTATGACATCAGTGCGTGAGAATACCTCAAGGACAACCATCATAATGTCATCAGCATCATCTAATCCTCTTATTTTTTCTTCAAGTTCTTCTGTTCTTCTTGTCATACTTGATACCTAATTCATCCTCTGTGATGAGTTTAAATTCAATTCTTCTATCTAAACAATACTCTTGTGCTGCTTTCCATTTGGCTTGATTAACTGCAAAGGTTTTTAATTCATATAGATATGATTTAGTCACTCTGGATTTTTTCACAGGTGGTTTAGTTTGCTTCTTTGGCTTTACTTCAACCACATAAGTTCTCACATTACCATTATTTTCTTTGACTTTCATTAAAAAATCTGGATAATATTTGTGTGGTCTATTATCCACAGGAGACATGTAAGGTATGCTTACTTCTTCAGATGCCCATGCTATAATATTTTCATTTAAGTCACAGTATTTACAGAACTTACGCTCCCAACTACTACGACATATTATGTTGTCAGGATTGCCTTTATATTTTTGAGGATACTTTGGTCTGTATCTACTCTTAATACTTTCAGCCATCTATTATACATAATATATAATCCAAATTTATTTATAGATGGCAGGTGTACGCCCAGAAAATTTATCTGTATCTGATATAAAAGGTAGGTTATTAAATATAGCCCAAACCTCACACTACAGATTAACACTATCTGTTCCTGATAGAGTTAGGTCTAGATTGTCTGATTTAGGTGCTATTGATTATGATAATATTAGTTTACTTTGCTCAGAGGCAAACCTTCCAGGTTCATCTCTAGCAACTCATGAGGCACTTAGTGATTATCAAGGTGTGTCAGAAAAAATGGCATATCGTAGAATATATGATGAGTCATTTGGGTTGACTTTTTATGTTGATAGATCTTATAATGTAATTAAAGTATTTGAAAGATGGATTGATTATATAAGTGGAGTAAGAGATCCTGAAAAATATAAGAGTCCTTACATTCATAAAAGAGTTGCATTTCCAAATAGATATAAAACAGATATATATCTAACTAAATTTGAAAAGGATCATTTTGCTGAAACTACAGCATCAAAAACAACTTTAGATTATACATTTGTGGAGTCCTTCCCTAGAGATATCACAGCAATACCTGTGTCCTATGATCAAAGTCAATTATTGAGATGTAATGTCAACTTCTCATTCATTAGATATGTTGTTGAAGAAAATATAACTATTCAAACTAATGAAGTTAGAGATCCAATAGTAACCACATAAATAAAACACTGAAAGAATTATCATGCCTTTACCCACCATTGCTACACCAACTTATGAACTTGAGTTGCCATCCACAGGAAAAAATGTTAAGTACAGACCATTTTTAGTTAAGGAAGAAAAACTTTTAGTTTTAGCACTAGAGTCTGAAAATAAAAAAGATATTAGTAATTCAATTAAAGCAGTTTTAAAAAATTGCATACAAACAAAGGGTATTAGAGTAGAGACTCTACCTACTTTTGATATTGAATATCTCTTTCTTAACATACGTGGCAAATCTGTAGGAGAGGAAGTTGAATTGAATGTGATATGTCCTGATGATGGAGCAACTACTGTTCCAGTAAAAATTAATCTAGATGATATTAAAATTAAAAAGAATGATAAACATTCCAAAATGATTAAGCTGGATGATAAGTTGATGATGGAGATGAAGTACCCATCCTTAGATGAATTTATAAAAAATAATTTTGATTTTACTGGTGAGATAAGTATGGATCAATCATTTGATTTAATAGCATCTTGCATTGATAAAATTTATAATGATGAAGAAGTTTGGTCAACAGCAGATTGCACAAAAAAAGAAGTGAGAGAGTTCTTAGAACAGATGAATAGCATACAGTTTAAAGATATTGAGAAATTTTTTGAAACAATGCCTAAATTAACTCACACAATAACTGTGACAAATCCTAAAACTAAAAAGGAGAATACAATTACATTAGAAGGGTTAGCATCTTTTTTCGCATAGGAATGATGCATATGGATCTAGAAAATTACTATAAAATTAATTTTGCCTTAATACAGTTCCATAAATATTCATTAACTGAGATTGAAAATTTAATCCCTTGGGAGAGGGACATATACATTGGTATGCTTCAACAACACCTAGAGGAAGAAAAACTAAAACAGCAACAACATGGCTAAAAAACCTTTAGTGTCAGCAGCAGATGCAATACTAGCAGACCTTAAAAAAGAGGGTGCTGTTGAGAGAGCCAATTTGATCGCAAAGAAATCAACCATAAAAGGTAAAAATTTAGTAAATGATTCATCTAGAGTAGGTTCAGGTATATCTAATTTAACTGAGAGAGTAAATGATAATGAACAAAAATTAAATATTTTACCAAAAAGACTTAATGGAATTGCTCAAGCTTTAAATGGTGTAGCATCAATTTTATCATCTCAAACACTATTTCAAAAAAAGCAAATAGAAAGACAAAAAAAACTAGAGGATTTGCAAAGAAAAAGAGAGTTAGAAAAGGAGAGAGAGTCTGAAAAAAATGTAGGTGAAAAAATAAAATCTTTTGTATCTAAACCAGTAAAAGGTTTCTTTGATCAATTACTTAATTTTGTCACTGGCATAGCTTTAGGGTCTGCTTTCTTGGGATTATATAATTGGTTACAGGATGAAAGTAATTTAAAAAAATTGCAAGCAGTTGCTGATTTTTTAAAAGATTATGGAATATCAATATTCAATTCCTTTTTAAAAATAGCTCGTCTTAGAATAGGAACTAGATTATTTAATGCCCTATCAAGAATAACTGCTAAAGCAGTAGAATTTTCAAAATTAGGTTTGGCAGGTACTGCTATTAGAATAGGTGATTTGACCAGTTCAACTGTTAGACAATTCAGAAATTTTTCAATATTTTTGTCAGACTTATTTCAAAGTATTAGATTTAAAGCATTTGGAGGACTTAAAAAAGCTAAACTTAAGAGGATTCCATTAGAAGAAGCCACACCAGAGTTGATAAAAGATGTTAAAAGATTAAGTTCTAGGAGAATTAACTTTAGAAGAAGATTTTCTAACTTTATCAGAGGAGAGGGATTTACTTTAGGTTCAGTAGATGAAGAAATCATAGCAAAAAATCTAGGGAGAGGATTGTCACCAGAGGAAGCATTGAAAGCATTAGATGAAAGTAGGTTTACAAAAGTGGGAAAAGGAGGAGCTATTCTTGGAGGGAGAGTTAGTGACACCGCCATGCTCCCACCAGGAGTCGCAGATAATAAAGTTATTAAATTTATTAAAAATTTGTTTAAAACGTTTGAAAAACGAACTGATGAGAGTATTTTACGTGGAG